CAGCACCGAGAGGGCCAGGGTGCTGTTGCTCCCCTCGACCTCAACGGACAGGGAACCCAGTACCAGCGAGGAAACGGAGATGGAGGACATGGTTTAGTTCGTCACCTGGTCGATGACAGTCAGACGGAAGGTGTCGGAAAAGAAGGTCGTGCCGCCGTAGACGAACTTGATGTCGCTGCGGGCGCTGCCGAGGGAGAAGCCGGCCGTGGTCGAGGCGGGCAGGAAGGCCACAAAGGACAGGCCGTCGCCGGCCATGGTGATCGTGCAAGGGTAGACCACCCCTGCCGAGTCGATGATGTCGGACGTGACAGTCGTGGTGAGGAGGTTCGCGGGGCCGCCGGCCGCCGGGGTGTAGGTGACAGTGCCCGAGTAGGTCGTCCCCCGCTTGAAGGTCACAGTGTTGCTCATCGCTTAGAGGTCGTTGATGACAGTGCAGGGGGTGAGCAGGAAGGTCTGCACCTCGCCCGAGACGTCGATGGAGAATTCAAGGGTGGCCTCGACGGAGGCGGCGCCGTTAAGCAGGGTGGCCACGCCGGCGGCGGTCATGTCCAGCTGCATGACGCGGGAGTCGTAGCCCGTCGTGTTGTTGTTCGCGGTCAGGGGGACCGAGTAACCGATGGCGTTGCAGTCGAAGGAGACGTCCCAAGTATACTGGCCAACCTTGCTGACCTTGACGCTGTTTTGCGTGAAGGGAGAGCCGAATGCAACAATGGCAGATTGAACATCAAGCGCCGTCGCGTTGACGGAGATGGGCACGCTCGTGCTTGGGGAGATGTTCAAAGAGAAGAAGCCCCCAAAAGGATTGGGGGAAATCTGAATTCGGACAACCTGCCAGCTGTTGGGATTGTAGGCAACAATCGGGGAGTAAGTAACAGCCGGCGCCGAAGGGGTGATCGCCGTGGTCGTCGAGGTGGCCACCAACGTGGTCGTCCCGATCTTGAGCGCGAAGGTTGAGGAGCCGTCAAAGGGCACCTGTTCAAAGGGATTGCCCTGCACGCCGGTCTGGCGGACGAGGGAAATTTCCACCGGGCACTGGTCGCCCTGGATGAAGAAGGGCTGGGGCGAGACGTTGAAGGAACCGAACTGACTGTAGGACCTGTTCAGGTCAACGTCTACGAAGAGGCGGTTGGTGGTGATGAGGGCCATGGGCTTCTACCCTTGCCCGGCGGTCAAGTGGGCTTCAGGTACTGTGTCCCGGTGGGTGCCGTAGACCCCAATCCAAACAAGCCCGTGCTGGTCAGGTTCTTTGTGTATCCGCTGATTGCCGCCTGGCTTGCGACATAGGGAGAAAAGGCTGTCGGGTCCCAAGTCCAAGGGCTGCCAGGGTCGAGGCCGTCGATGATGTACCAATCAATAGCCCTCCCGATGCGGGAAAAACTTTGAAGGAAGAATGGGCCGATCTGCAGCTGACGAACCTGCCACCCCTTTGCCGCGTCCCAGATGATGTGGGCGATGTTATGTCGGGCGCAGTCCACTTCCTTGTAGACCATCTGGATGTTGGTCTGCTCCACGGGGATGACTTGGTTTCCGCCGGCCGCGAGGGCCACGTCCACGTTGTTGATGGTATGAGTGATGAATGGCACGATGTAGCCACCGCCACAAAACCAGTTTGCGAAGATGTAGTTTGGGTCGTCCCCATCCTTGCAGACCACAAGTTGCGGATTGTTCGTGTCGGTCGAGCCAACGACGGAGGACTCGGGCGTGATGCTGTAGACGAATACCTTGTAATTGCTACCTGGCTCTAGGACGATGTAGCCGTTCTGCTCGACGCCCTGGCTTTGGTTTCCGCCTGTCCCAGTGGTCTTGCTTCCGTCAGGGTAGATGTTGAAGTCGGTGATAACCTTTCCTGTTTCGCCTGTCTCAAAGTTAAACCCGCCAGACGTGACGAAGAAGTTGCGCATGAAGCTGACCACGCCCTTGTTCATGCGCAGGCGCCATTCGCCGGACTCCTTCTGGATGCTCACCTTGAACTGGTCCATGTCGGCCACAAAGGGCAGACTCGACCCGATCGTGGTTCCGCCGGCGCTTTCCGAATAAAGCATATCCGACGAGACCGCTAGGCGGCCGCGCTGGATGATGTTGTTTTGATTGCTCACGAGGCTCGCGAGTAGACCTTCGGGTTGAAGCCGTAGGCGAAGTATCGGACGCTATAGTTGATTTTATAGATGAGGCCGTACTCCTCGTAGTTGACGGAGTCGAGGAAGAGCTGGTCCCAGTTGCCGGACGCGCCGCCAGGGGAACCGATGACCCACTCGGAGTCTTTCTTGTAGACCAGCTGCAGGCCCGCGAAGGTGCCGTCCTTGCTCGTCCTGCCGATCTGGTCCACGACAGTCTGCACAGTAGCGAAGCTCTGGACGTAGACGATGCCGGAGAAGCCAAGGGTTGGCGCAAGGTAAGCCTTCAGGTTGACAGTGCCGGCGTCTTTGCTGGCTTGGCTATGAGGGAATCCCGTGAACTTGCCCGTCGCGTCGAAGGTCGCCCCATTGATGGGCGCCGCAGGGGTGCCCCCGATGCTGGACTCGAAAGAGATGTGCGTGTCGATGGCCTCCTGCTGCGTGACGCCAATACCCGAAACGATGGGGGTCGTGCTGTCGCCCTGGGCGAAGCCGATGTAGTCCGCTTGGATCGTGGCGAAGTCGTTCTGGTCCCGCGTCCACATCACCTTCCACGCGGTCAGCCTGGAGTCCTTCGGGTGCGGGTCGCCCTTCTTCGGGGCGTTGCTCTCGACACGCGTCTGGTCGATGCGGTAGGCCAGCCTGCTGGTCAGGAGTCCGTAGCCGTCGTTCTCGATGGTGAACCCGGCTTGCAGCTCGGGCCTGGTCAGGGCGTTGCCTTTGTTCTTGTAGGCCATTAGGGAGTAAGGCGGAAGGACTTGTTGGTCTGGTTAGTGGACGGCGTCTCGATCTTGCCGTTGATGGTGTTAACCAGCGAGCGGATGTCCTGGAAGATTTGGTCGGCCGGAGTCGTCGGGGAGGTCGTGCTCGGAAGCATCGGGGTCGTGCCGACCATGGCGCCGATGGGCTGGTTCATGCCGCCGCCGGCGCGGGCGTTCGCGTAGCCGCCGCCCAGGGCCTGCATCGTCGTTGCGTTGAACTGCTGGAACTGGGGCTTGGACTCAACCTCGGCGGCCTGCTTGCGTAGGTCCAAGATTTTCTGGGCGTCCGCGATAACCTGATCGGTAAGCGCCTTGGCCTTGGCTCCAGCCTCGGGGGAAGACTTGGCGATGCCCGCTGCCCAGTCTTTATAAAACTGCACCAGCTCTCCGCCCGTCGCCAGTTCCTTCTGCATCTGCTCGTTGGACTTTTCCTGTACCTTGCCAGTGGCCAACAGGGACTTGGCCAGAATCTCGGATGCTTTCGCGTCTTCCAGCTTTGCCTGCGTAGCGGTGTTCAGCGTCTCGGTCATCAGGTTCTGCCGACCGATGGAGGTCGTCATGTCCTGCAAAGTTTTTAGGATCATCATGCCTCCGTAGGCCATGTCGTCCTTTAAGTTGTTCCAGTAGATGCGGGTCTTCTCCGCCCTTTCGCCAAGCTCGTCGGTGGCGTTGCTCGCCCCGGCCATGTTCTTCTTCAGCTCGGCGGAGCCGGCGCTCAGGGCGTTGGCCAGCTCGGGGCCGGTCTTCTTGCCGAGGATGGTCAGCACCACGTTGTTGCGCTCGGCCTCGGAGCGGGCGGCCTTCGTCGCGTCGGCCAGCCGCATGAAGAGGTCCACCACGTCGATGGCCCCCTTGCTGATCTGGTCCTGCGTGTAGCCCAAGTCCTTGAGCGCCTTGGTCTGGTTCTCCGCTCCGCCCTGGGCTTCGGCCAGCACGATGGACATCTCCTTGACGGCCTTGGCCGTGGTCTCCTCGGAGATGCCGGCGTCCTCAAGGGCTTCGGAGAGCTTGAAGAATTCGGAGAAGGGCACCCCTAGTTTGCGAGCCCGGGCGTTGGCGTCGGCGTACTTGTCGATGCTTCCCGTGATAAGGTTCATGCCCTTGTCGAACAGGACCATCGGGGCGATGGCACCCATGACGCGCTGGCCAATCTCGCCGGCGAACTTGGACGCGGCCCGCTGGGCACGGCCGAAGACCACGTCGGCGTTGCTCTTGGCGTTAAGCTCTACTTCAAGTTTGCGGGCCATGGGATGCTTCTACCCTTGCGACTTGGTCAAGCATCTCCTCCTCCTCCGTAGTCAGCACCTTGATGCCGCTCCCCGGCTCGTTGGCCAGGAAGCCCGTGGACATCCAGATGGCCTGCGCCTCGGGCATGTTCCAAGCACGCTCCTCGGGCACCCCGTGCTTCACGAGGTTGCAGACCACGGCCATGATCCAAGGCATCCCAGTCGAATTGCCGCCGCTCTGCTTGGCTTCCCAAAACTTCGGCCAGTTGGAGCTGCCCGCGTAGAGCAGGAACTTTTGCCCCTCTTCTGTCATGTACTTGCGGGAGCGGGCCAGCTTCACGCCCTCCCACGTGTCCCGCCAAGTGGGCTCCAAAGACTCCTCCGCGCAAACCTTGACGGCGAGGATGAGGTCGGCCGCCGTGATCGTCGGGTCGCCGTCTCGCAGGAAGGGCGAGTCAAGGGCCAGCAGCTGGAGCCGATGCTTGAGGCAAAACGGGTAAACGAGGCGGCCCAGGATACGCACCCGGGCCGGCTCTGTGAACGCCTGAATGAAGCGCCTATCCAAGCCTTACGAGTAGGTCGCGATGGACTCCCACTGCTTGGCCTTGATGCTGACGGCCACGAAGCCCTTGTTGGTGCCCTTCTCTTCGACGGACTCGATGACGCCCGTGAAGGAATTGGAGGCGCCGACGTCCGTCTGCACGGCGAAGGTGATGGCCGCGCCGATCTCCGGCATGTCGGCCGTCTTGGCGATGCCGTCCACGGAGAGCTCGCGCATCACGCCATCGTAGCGGGCGGTGATGGTCTTGCCCGTTTCGTCCTGCACAGTGTCGTTGAGCTCGAAAGCCTTGGACAGGGTGTACGACTGGACGACCAGGTTGGTGACAGTACCGGTCCCGATGCCGTAGAGGCAGGTGACACCTTTGAGGATAGAAGCCATGGTTGTTTCTTAACCTTGGGCGGGCGGTCAAGCCGGCAGGACCACCCGGAAGGTGTAGGGGATGCGGCTGCCGAACATGCGGGACTGGCGCTCGTCCTGAATAGGCTCGGGCGTGACGTCGTAGAGGGCGGCGTCCCCGCTCGCGGCGAAGGCGGCCTTGAGGTCGGCCAGGCTCTCCCACCCGAGGAACCCCTCGATCAGGGCGCAGCGTGTCCGGTGCTGTTCCAGGGTGGCGGGGGCGTCGGCCGAGGAGTAGACGCAAACCTCGACGGAACAGTCGAAGTTGCCCAGCCCCTCGGGGAGCTCGCCGGGCGGCGCCGCGTTCTCGCAGATGACGGCCACAGTGGGCAGGTCCTTCAGCGTGGCGGTGTCGCCGGGGTTGATCTGCAGGCCGGCCAATTCGGCCTTCCCCTGGAGGTAGGAGACCACGACGGCCTCGCAGATGTGTCGGATGCTTTTCGTGCCCATAGGATTAGCGGTTAAATTTGTCTACGCCGTACATCATCAGAGCGTCGGCGCGCTTGAAGAGCTTGCCCGTGCGGATGGCCATCACCTTCTCGAGCGTGCGGGCATCAGTGGACACCCCATCGTTGTCGCCGATTGCGTTGCCGATGGTAAGGCCAAAGTTGGCGGAGGCTGGCTGGCCATTGAAGGATGTGTACCCGTTGCCGGCGCGGTTCTTCATGACCCACGCAGGGACGCCCTTGATGCCGTAGGTCTTCTGGATGCCCGGCGTCTCGGGCTTGGGCAGGGACATGATCACGTCCAGCCAGCCGGCCTTCAGGCGGCCCACATTCTTCTGCTGCTGTTTGATGTATGCCTTCATGGCGGCTTCGTCGGCCATCTGCCGCAGCTCCTTGGCTACGCCAGGGCCATTGTTCTTGCGGATGCGTCCCGCGTACTTGGCCTTCATCGCGTCGTGCGTGCCCTTGAGCTCCTTCACGACAGTCTGGCCGGCCTTGGCCTCAAAGGCCGCGCGGAAGCGGTTGGCAAATTGGCGGTAGGCTCGCTCCGGGTCTGGATCGTCGAGCACCCCCTTGAAGATGCCGCGTGCTTTGTTGGTAGAGACGCCGTCCTTGCGGGCCTTCTCAAAGAGGGAGCGGTCCCCGGCCACCACCGCCATGCCCATCAGGGAGAAGGCGCTTCGCCCCTCGGGGTCGGCGTCCGAATTGAAGATGCTCCTGATGTCCCGCTCCACCGCCGTCTTGCCGGCGACCTCGGCGGCCTTGGACAAACCTTTGCCACCCCCATTGACCAGGGGCGGGGTGAAGACCATCAGCTCGCGGCAGGTCAGGGCGGCTTCCTCCAGCAGGACGTCCCGCATGCACTTGCCAGAGAATAGGCGGTACTCGTTCAGCGCCTGGGTATAGGCGTCAAACCCCTTGAGCTTCGACGTGAAGGAAGGGGCGGGCATTTACTGGGTATCCGTGGTCAGCTGCAGGATGACCCATGCGGACCCGGGCTTGTGGCTGACTGCCACGATACGCACCCCTACGTTGGCCACAGAGGCGGTTTTACCGATGGCGAGGGTAGACACCGCCACCCCCCCACTCAAAGCCGCCACAGAGGCGCCAACGCGGCCGTCCGATGCGGTCCAAGCGGAGGTCGCGGCGGCCACCTTGGCCGTGAAGGACGTCTGCTCCAGGAAGCCCCCCGCCTGCAGGGCCTGCGTGACCGAGGGGTCCGTGACCATGGCAAGGAACGTGTTGCCGGCGGAGTCGGTAAACGTGATCCCGAAGTCGGCCAGCATCTCCTGGGCGTCGGCGAGGAAGTCGGAGTAGAGGGCCATGGTCTTCTTAACCTTGGGATGAGGTCAAAAAAAAGGGGCCCCCGTTAGGGAGCCCCAGTCGTCGGCGCTTGGTCCGCTATTAGGCGGACTTGATGCGGCGGAGGTTGGCGCGGCCCTTGGCGGCACCGAAGCGGATGGCCGCGGTGAGGTAGAGGATGCCGCCCGTGTACTCGGACTCGACCAGGACGGAGAGACCGCCCATGGTGGAGGTGCCAGCGTTGGGGGAGGCGGACCAGACCGAGCCGGTGCCGATGCAGATGGCGTCCTTGGCGGCGGCGAAGCCGACGAGGTTTTCGCCGTTGGCCGCGAGGCCGGCGTACTGCATGACCGACAGGGTGCCGATCTGGCCGACGATGCCCGTGCGGACGACGCTGTTGTTGCCCTGCGTGTTGAACGCCGAGGTCAGCTTGGCGTCCTTGCGGAGCGCGCCGATGTAGGTGGAGTTCAGCACGAGGCCGCGCTGTTCCGGGGCGAGCAGATCGTCGAGGGCGGTGTCGAGGTCGACCACGTCATTGTAGTCGAAGTCAGCGGCGGCGATGACGATGTTGCTGGAGTAGTTCGCGTTCGTCACCAGGGCGGCAACGGCGGCGTTGGCGCGCTTGACGATCTTGGCGACGGCCTCTTCGCGGAAGGCGTTGATGACACCCTCGGCACCCCAGGCGGCGAGCTCGGAAGCGTCGAAGCTGCGG